GTACATTGGTTGCTTTACAAACTAATGATTATTTTGAAATAGATGATCATATAAATTGTGTAAACGATATTGATGAATTTAAAAAAATGGCACCATTTGATAATATTTTATATGAAGGTGTATTAAATCTTGAAAAGTATAATAGGTTTATGTTAATAGGATATCGTTAATGTATAGTTATGCTGAGATTAGAACAGTACATTTAGAAATTACACAACGTTGCCAAGCTGCATGTCCTATGTGCGATCGCAATATGAACGGCGGTGCTGATAATCCACATATGACTGATGCTGAATTGTCAATTGAAGATGCTCAAAAAATTTTTAGTGTTCCTTTTATACAACAGTTAAAAACAATGTATATGTGTGGTAATTTGGGCGATCCAATTGTTGCTAAAGATACATTAGAAGTGTTTGAATATTTTAGAAAGTATAACTCTAATATGTGGTTGAGTATGAATACTAATGCTGGTGCTCGTGACCCCGAATGGTGGGAACGTCTTGCTAAGATATATGGACGCATGGGCACAGTTATTTTTAGTGTTGATGGATTGCGAGATACGAATCATTTATATAGGCAGAATGTAAATTGGGATATAGTAGAACGTAGTATGAAAGCATTTATTGGAGCAGGTGGTAGAGCACGATGGGATTTTTTAATTTTTGAGCATAATGAACATCAAGTAGAAGAAGCAGAAATGCTTGCTAATGAATTGGGTTTTGAAAGATTTACTAAAAAGAAAACAGGAAGATTTATTAGTAGTGCAACAAGTAAAGCAAAGGAAGAACACCAGTCAGTAAATCGTAAAGGACAAGAAACACAAAATTTAACAAAACCTACTAAAGAAGAATATAAAAATAGGGCATTGTTAAAGCAAGAAGAAATAATTAAAACTTATGGCAGTATGTTAGATTATTATAATTCGTGTAAAATAAATTGTAAAGTTGCTGGTGAAGAAAAAAGTATTTTTATAACTGCTGAAGGATTGCTTATGCCTTGTTGCTGGACTGCTGGACGTATGTACAAGTGGTGGCACAAAGATTATAAAGTTGAACAAATTTGGGATTTTATTGACCAAGCTGGTGGTAAAAAAGGCATAGATGTGATTAATAGTAGGTTAAGTGATGTTATTAATAATAGTGGCTTATTACAAAATATTACAAACAGTTGGGAATTAGATAGTCTCCCAAATGGTAAGTTAGGTGTTTGTGCCCAAAAATGTGGTACAGAATTTGATCCATTTGGAGAGCAATTTATTTAGTTCTATTAAGAATTAGACTAAGTTTTTTAATATTATTTTTATTCTGTAAGATTAATCTAGTACCAGCATGTAATGGCCTTGGCCATGCTCCTATGTTAACCCACGCATAACCTACATGCTCGTCATTTAATTCTGGATGGAATTCATCTGTAATAATGCTTACAAAACTAGCATAATTAAAACCATCATCGTTGCTAACAAAATTATCTAATGGTATTGTTTTAATAATTTTAGGGAAATTTATTAATTCTTCTTCTAATTCTCTTTGTAGTGCATAACCAAGAGTTTCCCCTTCTTCGACTTTACCTCCAAAGAAACTCCATGTTAATGGATGGGAACTATCTGTAGAACGGAGACCGAGCAATATACGGTCAGTCTTAAGACTTAAAAAAATAGTGCCTACTGCTTTTATCATGGTAATACCTTACTTCGTATGTATTATATATTTACATGATTTACAAAACCACTTATTTTTTTCATCGTCAAAGTACAATTCTTTTTTACACCTTGGGCATTGTATTAATGTATGCCTTGCGGTGTCTGTTGCTACATCACTATCCGCCAAAACCCTGGATAGTATCTCCCCTGATAAGAATCCATCCACTGCGTTCCGTTCCATTTAAACTGATCTCCAGTAAAATTATTTTGTATGTAAGTTATGTCTTCTGTTGCTGATGAATCAAAAAATACTACCCAACTACTGCCATTATATTGAATAATGTCGTTTTTGTTTGCTACAAGATTACCCCATGCTGTGGTTGTTTGCCCTGTGGCACCAATATCATCGAGTATTAAGTATTTTTGCCCTGTTGCCGCTATTGGTAATGTGCCATCATCTGGATAACTTTTATGAGGATAAATTATTGCATTAACTGTAAAAGCTGTGCCAGGTAAAGTGTCAGTGTCGACGGTATAATTAACTATATTTCCAGTAGCAGTTGTTTCAATTGTGCCTACTATATCATTTGGATTTGTTTGTAATTCAGGATCTGTATTAAGTCGTAATCTAATTTGGGTAACGTTATCTTTTAATCCACCATAGCTTTCAAGATAATCTTCCCATTTCATTTCACTACCGGTGCCGTCGTCATTAACACCAGCATGATTTAATAATTGTATTTGTCCATTTGTTACGTTAATTGATGCGTTAAGAGGAGTAATAATATCTCGAGTTAAGAAAGTTTGCCCACCAAAGAAATCATAAGCATCAGGATCCCAATCATCAGGATAATTGTTGATCCTGTTTGTAATTTGTTGAATAACACGTTGTTGGTATACTTTTGCTGGAGGACTAATCCATACAGGCATTGTAAATGTCATTGAGCCAATATCAATTTGTGTATCAATTCCTTGTGGAACGCCACGTGAACTCCAACTTATGTCTGTTAATTCCACAATAACAAGAGATGTCCAGTCTAAAATATTAGTACTGGCTTGTAATTCAATGGAAGGATTAAATAGAACTAATATTTGTTCCATTAATTGTAGTTTTTGATCAGCATTGCTTGTCCATACATCTACTTGCATTGTTAATGTATATGGTGTAGGCATTAATCTTTCTACACTATATCTGTTTCCTATTTTATTTGTATATTTTCCAGTTTCTTCATTAAATGCTCGCTCTGAAATTTGTTGTTTATCAACATATAATGGATCTAATGTTCTTGAACGATCTGGCTGTAGTGTTAAAATATGTGATGTAATAAATGGGCAAGAATTAATAACATTTTCACTATTATTTTTTAGTATATGCCCAACCATGCGTTGCATATCAGCATATCTGCAAGGCACTTTAATAAATTTTTCTACGCCATCTTTGCCTTTACCAGTCTTAACTAATAAGCCGCCAAACAATCTCATAAATTGCAGAATATATCTGCGAAATTGTTCATCGTAAAAATAACCTGCTTCTCTGTATCTGCTTACCATTTATTTTCTCTTTAAAAATCCGATTTTGGTTTTATTGCTCTACTTAATCCTTGCTTAGATGAAACAATCTCGTTAGTGTTGCCATCTGTAGTTGTGCCAGTATTTTCAATAAAGGTTGTTAATATTGTGTTAGCGGCTCTCCAAACTTGACGAGTGTCGTCTTCAACTTTGATCCATTTGGTACCTTTTCTTAAAAATAGTCTATGTGGATTAAAGTCTGTTCTTAAGTAATATGCACCTTCGGCTGCACTAGCGGGAAATGTGCTACCGCTTCCTACAACAGAAGTTCCCATAGGAGGTGTTGCATCAGCAGTCCATACAGATTTCTTTCCAGTCTCAGCATCGTAATATATGTGTCCAGCTTCGAATCCATGTTTAGGTACTTCATTTTCGCCTTGTTCTAATACTGCCTCACTAATTTCAAGTTCGTTACTGTATGTACTGAGTATGTGTTTTAAATCGTCTGCTTCGTCGCCATCACCTAAAATATCACGATATTCTACTGTATCTACTAATGCTTGGCATTTAACACGAATTAAATGCGGCCACCAGTTTGCATCAAAACCAGCCGCTTCTCTTACTACATCTTCAACTACATAAAATTTTCTCACTGGACCTGCTGAGTTATCAAGGCCTGTATCATCGAGCAAATGAGGAAGTTCTAATACATCACCACTCATAATTTTGCGACCCAATATAGTCATAGTATCATTTAAATGTAATGTCATAAAGATACTATCATTTGCCAAAAATAAACCAAATTGTGTTAAATCAAAATCGTTATCTGCTGGTTGATAAACACCACGCATGTTGTATATATCTTCGTCATATTTACGATCCCTGTTTTCTAGAAATAGTAAATCTTGTATTTTTGTTTCTGCAACAATATTTTCTGTTGATTTTTTCTTACTATAATTAGGTTGTGTTGCATCTTCTTTTTCTACAGTACCGTCTGCAAGAATTTTTTCGCCTTGATCATATATACCAATATATTTGTGTATAAATATACCTGTACCACCAGCATAGATATGCTCACCGACAATCCGATCAATGAATTTATAATCATTTCCTTTTTCGGGTTTCCAGAGTGATAATCTAGGCATAGTTAAGTCTCTTTATTGTATTTATCGGTTTGTGTAGGTTGACAAGGTTCATAAAATAATATAGTATAGCAAAATGGTACGAAGAAAAATAAAATCAGCAGCTGGTAATCCATTTGGAAAACCATCATGGGAAGAATTTCAAGATGAACATGTTATTGATGTTGACAAAGTAGCAGTTCGAAAACAAGTGTCAATGGGTTCTCGATATTATAATTATAAGAATAAAAGTAAAGATGGTAAAAAATGGTTTGTTGAATACTTAAAGAAAGAAAAAGTAGATAAAGATAAAATAAAACATGTAAAGTTAGTACCAGATTGGCAAGTTGGTATTACATATGGTGCATTAGCAAAAATGCTTATGGATGGATGTCCACCGTTAGAGGAATATACTGTGGCACTTAATAAGAGACTTGAAGAATGCCTTCAATTAAAAGTTAAAGACACTGAAGTTGTAGAGAATAAAGTTTTGGCACCAATTATTTCAATACAAGAGCGTATGAAATTAAATCTTGATGATTTTCTTGGCAAGCATGTAGAAGGTGAGATTGATGATTTCTTTCAAAATAAATTTAAGAGTAAATTTAAGTTAATAACTACATTACAAGTAAATGAAATAACGGGCAAAGCTGCTGGAATGATTTCTGATTTATATGCTCGAGAAATATCTGATTTAACAGAGTTATTAAATCCTCCAAAAGAACCGGATGATGAGTTTGAACAATTAGCCGACGGTTATCCATATAAAAAATCAGAATTAAAAAAGATTTTAGCGTTTTATACTATGCTTGCTGAAGATGCAGATCATTATGCAAATTCACAAAAAGCAAATCGTAAAATTCGTGTTAAAAAAGCACCAAGTTTAGAGAAGTTGGTTGCTAAATTAACATATAAGGTAAAAGACGATGCTTATAAAATAGTGTCAATTGATCCTAAGAAAATTATTGGTGCCCAAGAACTGTGGGTATTCAATACAAAAACTCGTAAATTAGGCAAGTATGTTGCAAGTAATGGATTTGGTAGTGATGAATTAAGTATTAAAGGTGCTAGTATTATAGGATTTGAT